GATGTCTACGAACTAAAGGCAAAACTGATGTCCGAACTGATGCACAATTCCAATTATGATCTGGAGTGTGGTTAATGAAACTCTATGTTTATGCCGTCATCGGATTTGCCGCCATTCTGGGTTGGAATGTGTTTCTGATTCAGAGAGATGGTCAAATGTTTGATGGTTACAAGAATCGTCAGCAACAAATCTGCGAACAAATGAAATCTTTTCATCCTGATTGTCACATCGAATGAACGACGAAGATGTAAAGCAGTTTATCACTGCCTTTGAGGACTTTATGAAACATGCAGAGGTCGAACAGTTTAATCATTCGGCATGGGATTCTGCACGATTCCATAGTCAACAGTTTTATGAACAAAAGGCAACAGAACTGGGTGTTCCTGTGAACTATTATCTTTCGGAATTTGTGTTTTGAATCAAGAAACAAAATTAATTCTAGGACTGCAACAGATTGAGAATCTCAATGCTCTGATTGAGGACAATGAGTATCAAAAGTATCTGCATTTGCATCTAACAATCATACAAGTCGAACTGCAACGTCAGTTGACAAATTTCAAACATTCCTCTACAATGAAGGAGTCATTTACCAAATCAAATGAAATCGTTATACATAGTTGACTACTGGGTGCCATTTCCCTCTTCTGAATATGGTGGTGTGATCAATCTCATTGCCGAAAATGATACGGAGGCATTCCAACTTCTTGCCGATGAAGAAAGTTTTGATGAACAGTATCAAAACCTGATTATGCCAAATGTCGTCAAGGCACAGAAGTTCAAGTTAGTGGACGATTACGAATCTGGTATCATCGATGCATTCACGACCTAAAAGGAACTATGGAAACACTCTATCGTATTGAAGAATTAAGCACCGTTGGTTGGTCTCTTGTGGAGGACAAATATGTGAGTCTGACCAAGGACCAGACAAAACAGGCTCTGGAGACTCTAATTGCCGATGGTTATAATCCAAATGCCCTACGTGCCGTACCAGAGAGGTCATCATGATTCTATCAAGTCTGTTCGCCGCCCTATTTGCCGTTCTACAGTTTGTACAAGTACCACAATGGGATAATGATTGGAAAAAATGTTCGGTTGCCGTACCTGACACTGCTTGTCATTGGTACGTCATCAATCCTGATAATACATTCGGCAAGGGATTTTCTTGGATTACCGCGCCCGTCTACGACGTTGCAGCAGTGTATGACATTGGAAAAACTCATGACCTCACCGTCGCAAAGGGATATCAGACCACGGTTGAACTGATGAATGCCGAGTCTGGATTGAAGTATGGTGATGACTATTGAGTTTCCACATCGGGCGCCCGAAGGAATGCACTATGAGATTCTTCCGTTTCGAATCAATGTTGTATCTATCTGGATTTATTATGACCGCCAGTTTGATTACAATCACGGCAAACCTGTTGGTTGCATCTGGGGATTCTATCACACCAAAAAGAAGTGCTATTATGCGCCTATTAACTCCTCCAAGTGCGGAGATCAGGTAGACATTGAACGTACCACACCTTATAGTGCAATGATTCCCAAACAGACACCATTGGAAGCGGCATATGTATGAACCACGAGTCAATGATTATGTCTCTTGGAAACCACACATTAAGGGGTGGGTATATTTCAAAGATGATGCTTATGTGACAATTGAATGTTCGGTCGAACCCAAGAATCAGGAAAACTATGAGGCGTGTTCGCTACATCGCAATGATCGATTATTGATTGTTTGCTATCGAAATCAGTGGAATGAATTAAAGTATGTTAAGTCAAGGAAATCGGTCCATGAAGAAAGTCTGGAAACTGTGGGCAAAGGCACTGGGGCAAAAGGCATCCAAGAGTAATAAGGAAGCGGACAATGTCGCTCTGATTCGCAGTACAATTTTGTTCACGTATTTGATTACCAATGCATTCATTGTTGCTGGTGTGATTCGCCACTGGAACGATGGTCCCCCTATTCAGTTGTATCATTATGAAGTATCAGGTTCATTATCAAAAATCAAAAAAGAAGGCACAGTCCAAACAAATCGCAACTTTCTATACGATTGAAGATGCATCCCTATGGGAACAGCACATTAAAAAACAGGGTTATTTGAATTCAGAAATCGTACCAGTCTTTCAATAACGAGACTGGCAGCGCCTCAAATTATAAAGTCTTATACATACCTTTGGTATGGTTGAACGGCAGGGTATAAGAATCTTTAAGCCCGCACGTAGAACCAATAGTACCCGTGCCAAGAGTAGCGCCCAGGATTGCGTAAACTCTTGAGTATTCCGTTCTTTTCGGTACACTCAAATGCCCGCAGTGTCGCCGCCATACTTTCATAACGTAGTTCAATCTCCTGAGTCTTTTTATTCACACCAAACACCGCCTTTTTCTTCTCCTTGTGCTCTAGGATCTGCCATTTGTGACCGTATGCAGTTCTACCAGTACGGGCAGCAAGTAGAATGTTTGAGTTGTTTCTCGGATTACCTGTGACTTGTTCTGCTGCAACTCTGGAAGATTCATAGTCGGTACAGAGACCAGTTTCTAGGTTCTTACCACGTATCTTGAGTCCAAAGTGTTTGCCATTGCCACGGGTTTCATCACTCCAAGGTTTCAGATGTGGTGGTAATTTGCGTGGTTTTGGTTTCTTCTCAATGACTTTGACTTCAGGAGGAATGATTTCTTTTATTTCTATAATCTCATTGTATTCGGGTGTATGATGACTGATCCAATAGTTTGTTTTGTTCTCAAATTCACTCTCATCACACTCATCAATCTCTTTAATCATAAAGTTGTGCGTACCGTACTGACGAAATGCCTTGTGTAGAGGTTCAGAGGACATTCGCTTGGCACGATCTATGTGGTGTACCCATTCTTTGTTCATCGCAAGAGTGGTGTTTCCGACGTATTTGTGCCCGTTTTGCTTGTTGAGAATGAGGTAAATGATGCCTCGCGCCATTGATATTGTATGGTGTACTGATGGTATATATCTAATGGTGCTGTGTGGTATAATGCAAGGTATAACAGATTTTGAGCGTTGTGTATAGTCCAGTACATTTAATGCAATATTGAGAAAAATATTGTTGAGTTTTTTATAGTATTCTCAATAATGGTGAGTAAATGATAATCAATTGGGTATTGTGTTGAGAATAGGTCTGGTACTTGTGTTAAGGTCTCCTGGTCTTGTGGCCTTTACCCGTATAGCATAAGACGCGCAGTTTGTCAAGTCACGGGGCGCGAAATACTCACAAGACCACACAATTCTTATAAAAACTCGACGAGATCTTGACGAGATTGCCAATACGTGCTATAATCTAGTCGAGAACTTATAAGAAACTCGACGAGATTATGTGTCGAGAAACACACAATAACATCGAGAATACATATATACTGTTATGAATCTCGACGAGCTCTACATCTAGTTGCAACTCGACGAGCTTTATGATATAATACGATAGTGTTCACACGATCTCGACGAGTTATGTACGACGACTACGATCTCGACTACACATTTGTAAACGATTATAATCTCGACGAGGACTCATATTACGAGTATGGGATCCACGCAGATCTCGAAGAAGATTATGCACGTGACGGGCAAGATTATCAAGATCTTGCGTATCGCCATTATGCATGATATAATCTAGACACATCGCACTCGACACGTATGCTAGCACAGAAGCGCCTAGTCACGGTTACACTAGACATTATGTGTTATGATGACCTAGAGCTCGAAGATATCAATTGGAATGATATCTTGGAACTTCAACCTGGCGAACAAGTTGAGTGTAGGATCCAGGAACGTGATATCGACTGGTAGTGTGCCAGTTTACAGATTGGATCTATTCTCAATAAGGTTCTCGTTATTGAGAATGCCTAATATTACAAGATCTCGTGATGTCAAGGGGTCTTGTGCCAGTTTTGGAAGTGGCACAGAGAGGGTTGCAACTTTCAGGAATCGGTGCAATGATACATTCGTTGCTGGGAATTGCCCCCCATTTGTGTATGGAATTCATCAACTACGTTCGTTCATTCTACGGCCCTGGTGGCATTTATGACATGAAAGCCACGGATGAAATGATCATCGATGCCACAATTCATTATATCACCGAAGGTGGATATAAGTTCTGTGGTGATAGTTTCGACCGTGAACATGTTCGTGACATTATGATCGAACGGTTCGGCTTGGTGGCAGTCTGAGAACTGGCACAAGGGGGGTTGCAGTGCCCCCCGATCCCTGATAAGTTACATTCGTTCCTGAAACAGATCACCAATGTTCAACTGGATTTTTGACAATCTACCCATCTTCGTGTCGGTTGATTGTACTCAAAGCAAGTCACTTGATGCCGTGATTCTGTCACCTTTGACTGCAACTGCACTGATCAAGATGACATCGGGAAATGTGTATGCGATGCCTGTGCGTCGCTTTGATATGCTGCGTTTGTGTAATCGTAGCACAAATGTTGGGCAGTGGTTGAATACTTATGCCATTGTGTGACAGTTGATCTAGTGGCACACAGGGGGTTGCAGTGCCCCCCGATCCGTGCAACACTACGTTTGTCCCTGAAAGACACAGCATGTTTGATGAACTCTGGTCTGAGATTCAAGACGCTCCTGGTGAGATTTTCGATCTTGACATTCCCGAACTTCGTGATACTGAGAAGTTCGATCTGAATGAGTATCTCGCCGCTGATTATGACTATTGACCTGATCGCTTCAATCGTTCTTCGTTTCTACTTTCATCACCACTAAAATGTCTGAAGTTCTTGACCTCAACCAGGCAGAGATTCGTGCTCTGTTGGATCTCATCGAGTTTCATGAAGATTGGGACGAAGTGAGTGAAATCGTGGGTGTCGATGTTGCCCAACTCTATGACAAAGTTTCCGCACTGGTGACCTACTGATGCAATTCCAAGTTACTTCCATTGAGTATGATTTCACTGGTGCTGAGGATGAGATCACAGATGCTGAGATGAATGACATCATCGACGACACAGTAGGACACATCTGGGAGGCAGATGATGAAGATGATCTCATTGAAGAGATCACTTCGTGGACAGGTTGGTGCATCAAATCCATTGATTATCGTCACGTTCTGAACTGAAACCATGACCAACAACGCTTACACTTGGACCGACAACTTCTCCGAACTTTGTGAGAAGTATGCTCAACATGTGATGGACAGCATGGACATGAAGACGATGGAACAATTCGTCTTTGATACACTTTACGAGTGCTATTCTGTCTATGATGAAGAACAGTTGATCAATGAGATTCGTGAGTTGTATGGTGATGAAGTGCTGGAAGATTTTGGCGTTGAACTTAAAGAAGGTCCAGATGATGTGACAGTTGACTAAGTGGCACAAGGGGGGTTGCAGTCCCCCCTTTTTCGTGCCATACTTAAAGCATGAAGAACACCCACCTCGAACACGCCGAAGACACCATCCTGACGGGAGATCTTTCGGTTCTTGATTGGTTCACTGCTCGCGGCACTCTGTCCGTGAAGATTGACGGTGCCCCCGCTATTGTGTGGGGTCGCAATCCTGCCACTGGTAACTTCTTCGTGGGCACCAAAAGTGTGTTCAACAAAGTTAAAATCAAGATCAACGAATCGCATGAGGATGTTGATGCAAACCACGAAGGAAACGTAGCACAGATTCTGCACTGCTGCCTGGATTCGTTGCCCCGCACTGATGACATTTATCAGGGTGATTTCATCGGGTTCGGTGGACTTTCAGAGTATACTCCCAACACTCTGACCTATCAGTTCCCTGAAATCGTCACGCAGAACATCATCATCGCTCCGCACACTCGTTATGAAGCAAACGACGATCTTCGTGACAGTTGGGCAATTCCTCTCACTGTCAATCTGCAGAGCACGGATCACGTCAAGTTCGTGAAACCTGATGCCTACATTCTGCACGGTCAAACGTCGTTCGCTGATGTAGAGGAAGTCTGCAACTTTGCCCGCCAAATGGCAACGACCTGTGAGTTCGCAACTGTCAAGGAAGCGGCA